ACTAACGGAATGGACATAACATGACCGATCTCGCACAATGGGAAAAAGAAAACGCTGACTTCCTGACAAAAATCGGTCAGGTTGATTCAGCTCCAGCAGCACCAAAACCAACTACAAAGAAAGATGAGGAATAACCAATGGCAATTTTCTTAAACAATAAGGTAGGATTTAAGATTGCTACAGTCAATCTTTCTGATCACGTAACTGCATTTCAGCTTAATAGAGTGGTAGATGCCCTTGAGGTAAGTGCCATGGGTGATACAGCTCACAAATTTGTGGCTGGACTCGCTTCAGATACCATTACAGTAACCTTCCTAAACGACACAGCAGCAGGTAGCGTTCTTGCTACTTTGCAAGCGGCATTTGGATCAACAGTTGCTTTCCAAGCAATTCAGGATTCAAGCGCGGCAGTTTCAGCAACAAACGTACTTTATTCTGGTACGATTTTTGTGGACAATCTTACAGACATCAACGGTGCAATCGGAGATGAAGGAATGATTGACATCACCTTTACATGCAATAGCAAAACTGCTTACGCATCAACAGGTACTTGGACATAATCTAACAAAACAAAGGGGCTAAAAATGGCAAAGCTAAAAGTAACAAAGGTAGATGGAACGGTAACGGAGTACGAAATTACCCCATTGCTGGAATATAGTTTCGAAATGTATGCCAAGAAAGGCTTTCACAAAGCGCTCTTGGAAGATTCTATGCAGACCCATATCTATTGGTTATGTTTTGAAGCAAGCCGTCGTGCAGGTGAGCACCCTAAGCCTTTTGGCGATGGATTCTTAGAGACACTCAAGTCAGTTGAGGTCTTAGAATCTGACCCTTTAGCCTAAGGCTGGAAAAGAACTCCATCACCTATCTCGCAGCTCGTTTGAGCTACGAATACGGAGTTCCTTTCCAATCCATTGTCGAGCTTTCGCCAATGGCTTTTAAGGCACATATACAAGTTCTTAGAGACTTAGCAAAGGAGCAAGCGAATGCCAGTAAAACTGCAAGGCGCCGTCGCCCTTCGTAAAGCCCTGAATAAGTTTGAACCTGACTTGGCAAAAGAAACAACTAAAGAGATTGCTTCTTTTGTTAAGCCCATTGCTCGCAACGCTAGAGGCTTTGTCCCTACAAACGAGGACATGCCTTCTGGCTGGCTTAAGCAACCCGATGCTAAAGGTCGATGGGCTTCTCGTTACTTTGATTCTGGAGAAGTAAAAAGAGGCATCTCGGCTAAGTCCACACCTAGCAAGACAAACAACAAAGGCTTTAGAGCCTTGGCTTCTGTGTTGAATAAATCTAAGGGTGGATACATCTACGAGCTTGCAGGTCGTACCGCTGGGATTACAGGTAACTTCAGCCCTAAACTTGGCGGCGAGATTAAGGGCAATTCCCCTCGACTTCGCGGTCGCCTTATCTTTCGTTCGTTTGAGCAGGATCGCGGTAAAGCTACAGCTGGCGTTCTTAAAGCAATTCAAAATAGTGCATCTAAATTTAACGCTAGGAGCACAGTCTGATGGCAGATTTAAGAGTCGATATAGCAGCGGAATTTACAGGCAAGAAAGCATTTAAAGACGCTGGGGTTGCAACCAATACACTAAACAAATCTGTCTTAAGGCTTGCTAGAACTTTTGGACCAGCAGTATTAGGTGCTGCTGTTATCAAGTTTGGTAAAGATGCTGCTCAGGCTTTTATCGAGGATCAGAAGCAAGCCACACGCCTAGCGGTAGCGGTTAAGAACTTAGGGCTTGAACTATCTAACCCTGCAATAACTGGCTACATAGACAATCTTTCCAAGGCTTCAGGCGTTGCAGACAGTCAGCTCCGTCCAGCGTTTCAGGCTTTGCTTCAGACTACAGGCTCAGTTACAGAGAGCCAAAAGTTACTGCAACTTGCGATTGACACCTCAGTCGGTAGTGGCGTGGAACTTACTCAAGTCGCACAAGATTTGGCTTCTGCCTATGTGGGTAAAACTAAAGCCCTTGGCAAATACAATCTTGGATTGACTCAGGCAGAGCTTAAGACTGCCAAATTCACAGACCTACAACAAAAACTTAATGACCAATACAAAGGTGCTAATGCTGCCTTCTTAAACACCTATGCAGGAAAGATGCAAGCCCTTGGCGTTGCAGCTGGAGAAGCATCTGAACTTATTGGTGGAGCTCTTATTGACTCACTTATGAGTCTCAGCGGATCAGCAACCTTGCAGGATTTAATTACTCAGATTGATGATTTAGCCAATAAGACCGTTGGTTGGATTGACCAATTGACTGAGGGCATTCTCATTGTTAAGGCTATTGCTGAGAATGCTAATGGCATGGGTATCCTCGGTCTAATCATTAACAAGGATCAGCTAAGCCGAGATATACAAGCTGCTCAAGTAGATGCTTACAATAAAATGCTACGTCGCAATAAAGACAAAGCCTTTGCTGGGGTTGTTACTCCTGCACAAAGCGCAGCGGAAAAGAAAGCACAAGCCGATGCAGCTAAGCGAGCCAAGGACATTGCGGCTGCTCAAGAAAAACAGACTAAAGAACTCAAGAAGCAAGCCGCACTTAAAAAAGCTGGAACAGTCTTTGACTTAGCTCAGATTCAAATTATTGCTGCCCTTAAAGGCAAGATTACAGAAGATGACAAAATTCGCTTAGAGGCTCAGGCTGCGATCCTGAACGGCAACGATGTTCTTGCATCTGCCCTCACTAAACAGGTTCTCATGGCTCAAGACGAGTCTGGCAAGCTCTACCAATACTTCCTCAGCATTGGCGATGCCAAAATTAAGAATCCTTTTGCTTTTCTTGATGAGTGGATTATCCAATTCCAAGATAAGTTAAATAACATAAAGTTCCCAGTTGCTCCTACAAGTGGAGCAGTTGTTGGGTTTACACCTGAGTATATTCTCCCTCAAGGACCAAAAGTAGGAGACCCTAATTTTATAGGACCAGTTCCAATTATCCCTCCAACCAACGTAACCACACTTCCTGTAACAACAGCAATGGGCTATGCAGGGGCAGGATCTACAGCAATGGCTGAAAGACAGTCTTACATTGAAATCAAGGTAACAGGTGAAGGCGACCTTACTAACGCAATCGCCAAGAGCCTACAAAATCAATCTCTATCTAGCGGTAATGCTGCATACATTAACCGTCGCACAGGTGGATTTGAGTAATGGCATTACCTGCACAGATAGCAGTCTCATTCGACTTTAGTTCGGGAGCAACTTTTGGGGTGGGTTTTGTTATCGGATCACCTGATAACGGAGTCATTGGGGTTAATGCTTTTGGCGCATCTGACGTAGTAATTCCTGTAGTTGATTTAACTCCTGACGTATATTCAATTTCAATCCGTCGTGGTCGAAACATTATGAAGGATACCTACGAGGCTGGCACAGCAGTTGTTAGAATTCTCGATCCTCAGGGTTTCTTTAATCCCCAGTCGGTTACGTCTCCCTATTACCCTTACCTTGTACCTTTGCGTAAGTTGCGTGTGTCAGCTACTACAGCAACAGCGCAGCACTTCCTATTTTCAGGTTATGTAAATGACTACAAGTATTACTTTCCTCAAGGACAAGAAACTGCCTATGTAGATATTTTATGCAGCGACGGCTTTAGATTGCTACAAATGGCTAACATTGGAACGGTTGCTACAACCCCAGCAGGTCAAACAACAGGCACACGCATAGGCAAGATTTTGGACGATGTGCAATTCCCTGTTTCAATGCGATCTATAGCAACAGGAGATGCGACCTGTGTTGCTGATCCAGCAACTATTCGCACAACCCTCGAAGCTGTTAAGAACGTAGAATTCTCGGAAGGTTTAGGGGCTCTATACATGAGTCCAGACGGCACACTTGTATTTAAGTCTCGTAGCCAAGTCACTAGCACTCTTGCCAATACAGCTACAGATTTCAATCAAACTACAGGCATTCCGTATAAAAATCTCCGCTACGCCTTTGACGATAAATTGATCATAAATGAAGTCAGATTTAATCGTGTTGGAGGAAGCGCGCAAGCGGTCATTTCTCAGCCTTCCATTGACAAATATTTTCCTCATTCTTTGACGCAAGAAAATCTTGTGGCTGAGACCGATGCTCAGGTATTGGGCGCAGCTCAAAACTATGTCAATAGCAGAAAAGAAACCACAATCCGAATCGACGAAATGTTGGTCGATTTGCTAGATCCAGCAGTTCCAACCGACACTATGATTGGCTTGGACTATTTCGACAACTTGAACATCACTAACGTGACTCAAGAAGGCAGTACAATCCAGAAAACACTCCAAGCGCAAGGATTTTCTTGGGATATTGGACCAAATAAAATGAGCGTTACAATCACCACGCTCGAGCCTTTAATAGATGGAATCATTATTGGCAGCAGTACCTACGGTATAATCGGACAATCAACTTTTAGTTACTAGGAGAAACAATGGCAGCAGGACAGGGATACATCGAGTTTGCGACTGGGGACGTTTTGACGGCTGCCTCCGCTAACGGCTACCTTGCCTCTCAGGTGGTAATGGTATTTGCAAGCGCAGCAGCTCGTACTTCTGCCATCGCAAGCCCACAAGAAGGCATGATTTCATACCTCAAGGACACAAATGCAACTCAGTATTATTCAGGATCAACATGGGTATCAGTAGGCGGTTCAAGCCCTCTAACAACTAAGGGCGACCTTTACACATACTCAACAGCAGATGCGCGCCTTGGCGTAGGCACTAACGGTCAAGTCTTAACAGCAGACTCAGCTGAAGCAACTGGATTAAAGTGGGCTACTGCCGCGGCTGGCGGTATGACTCTTTTATCGACCACCACATTAAGCGGAGCATCAACGACTATCAGTTCAATTTCACAGTCTTACAAATCTCTTATGTTCGTTATTACAGGTGTCACTTGTGCAAGTAATGGTCAATTTTTTGGCGCACCAAACAATGACACAGCCAACATTCAATTCGCTGGGGTGCAAGGTTCGGCTGCAACTGGCGGCACTAATGGAAAAGTTGTTTTTGCGCTTAATAATACTTTAGCCAACAATGCTAATAATGCTTGGACTTTACAGTTTGATAATTACACTTCTTCTACAGCATTTAAGCCATTTGAACTTTATGGACGATTTATTGAAAACGACAGCAGCAGCAAGCCAGTTATTTTTGGCGGTATTTTTTCAAGCACTACAGCCATTTCTTCAATTGTTTTTACTCACAGCGGCGGTAATTTTACTGGCGGCACAGTCCTAACCTACGGAGTCTCATAAAATGACAAAGCCAACTATAAGAATCCATGACATCGAAACTAACGAAGTTATTGACAGAGAAATGACCAATGCTGAGTTTGCTCAATACCAATTAGACCAAGATGCCAAAATTCAACGCGACGTGGAGCAAGAAGCAGAAATTACGGCTAAAGCTGCTTTACTAGATCGCCTTGGAATCACAGCAGACGAAGCTAAACTCCTATTGGCATGACTCCAAAGTTATGCAAAGCTGGGCAACAGTTAAGGCTTCAAGTCGATGATTCATTTCCAAGTCGCTCTAGAGCCAGCGACGGGTGGGTCGCAGATGCGCGACACGTTAAGGCTGGTACATCTGATCATATACCAGACCCTAATTGCGGACAGATTGTTCGAGCAATTGACATTACAAGGAATCTATCTGGAACAAAAGAGCAAGACCTCATGCCTTATCTTGCAGACCAGATTCGCATCGCAGCAAGAAGCGATAAGCGAATTGCTTACGTCATCTTCAATTCCAAGATTTGCTCAAAGAAATCCTTATGGCGTTGGGTCGCTTATCGTGGAGTCAATCCGCATATTAAGCATTGCCATATCTCTTTCACTAAGAAGGGCGATGCAGATGGCTCGTTCTTTAATATCCCAATGATAGGCGGCACAGCATGAACATGAAGAACCCTTACCTAATGAGCAT